AGGGTGTAATATAATCCATTAATTTGATACCATGTACCCATTCATCAACACTATCTGACGAATATTCATTTATAATTTGAGGATTATAGAGTTCTAAAAGTTTATATTTGATTGTTGTGTTACCACATTTAGGTAATGCCCAGAAGTTAATATCTTCTATACTTGCAATACTATATAAGATTTTATTTTCGTAGGACATAAAAAGGTGGGGAGCCGAAGCTCCCCGATAGAATTAAGATTCTTTTGCGAGTTTAGCGAAATAACTTAATGTATCATCCTCATCTGCTGAAGCAGCTGGAGCTGACTCGAAGTGGTTATCTTCGGCAGTCAACGTTGGAGCTGGAGTACTTGGCTCAGCTTGGAATGGATCAGCTGCTGGTGCATGACCTGCGCTTACTCCTAATACCTTATTGAGTTTCATACTTAATTCATCATAAGTTTTATAGTTTTCAGGCTTTAAGAAATCCTGTAAGCTATAGAGTTTGTCATAGACTTCAGTAAGTCTTGCTTCATCGCCATCAAATAATGCGGCTGGTGAAGAGAATTCTGATTTGTCATAGTTGACCCACCCTTCTACTTTTCTGATTTTGATTTTGAAGTCAGCGCCTTCCCAGAAATCATAAGGATTTACTGGATCTTCATCAGCGAACTGAGGTTGCATGACATCCATAATCTTATCAAAGATCTTTTTACCAAACTTATAAAGGAATACCTTTCCTTCATTTTGAGGATTGTCGGGATCAGAGACGACGAGCACGTTTGATACATAATGCAGTCTTCTTTTCCTTTCCCTAGCAAGAGCTTTATCTTCATCGCGACCAGAGTTCCAAAGTAAACCATTTGATTCGCTCACTGGATCTGGTTGTCCAATAGATGTTAAAGAGTTCTCAATATACCATAAGCCAGTAGGGCCTTTAAACCCATGATCCCAATACCTTACCCAAGGAAGATCTTCACCTTCTTTGGCTGGTAGGAATCTGACTACGGCATAACCGTTTCCTGCTTTATCTCTCGTCGGTTTCCAAAAACGATCGTCTTCATAAGAATTAGATTCTGTTTTTGCTGTTGATACCGCTTCTGCTGCTTTTACGAGTTTGTCGATTGACGAGCCTCGCATGCTCTTTAGATTTTCTAGTGACATATATTTCTCCTGTATTTACACTGTATTACTGAATTATCCACTTTATACATAATATATTATACCACATTACGTGGCATTTGTAAAGGTTTCTTTCAATAAATTTAAACATTTATTTCGATCAAACTTTACGAATGGTTTGTATTTCATTATCTTACGATAGATGTCCGGCCAAATAATTGTGTCCGTAATCTTTTTATTTTCACGTTCTACAAAACCAAGTATTGAATCCAAGATAACTACTGTTTCTAAGAGTATTTCTTCTTGCATCCAAAGCTTTATAATCAATGGATGATTATTATCTTCTGCTTCTAAAAGAGAATCAAATGTCACATCCATATCATTAAGTTTATTTATATCAGTTTGAAACTGATACGTTAAAGATTCCATAACTTTTTTATGGTCTCTATAATATTTTTCTCCACCCTCATTAAGCATATCACCGACATACTTAACATCATTTTTAAAGTTAGCAATATAGAATTCTTTTAATTCCTTCTCATATGTCTTTGCTAACTTGGCAAAAAAGAACTTATCCTTTCGTTTAAAAAATGATGTAGGTTTTACTGAAGTCTTAAAATGATATTTAATCGCATCATATCCATCTGTTTCGAAATGGAGTTTAAGTGCGTTATATAATTTATAAGACTCAAAAGGATCATTCATAGAGGTAGTTTATTACCTCGTTTGACTTTAATAAGATTTAAGCTTGCTGCTTCTTCTTCGATTTTCTGTTTAAGAGAATCAGTTAAAAGCTTTTTCATATTCTTATAATCCATAGCTCGTTCTTCTACAACATAAGATGCTGCATCGATATATGACATATTGTTATTTGCAACAAGATGCTCAACAGCTGCTGAGAATCTCTTCTTAGTCATAATCTTTTGTTCTAATGGATTATCCGACAAAATCTTCTCCTTCATCCCAAGCACAGCCTGTAAGACCGCCTGCTTGTAAGCCTTTTAAAGTTCTTAATACTTCATTATGGTTTCTACCTGTATCCAAAGCGTTTACCGATACGTGTTGTACTATTCTATCTCTATCAAAGATAAACGTTGCTCTGTATGGTACACCTTCTTCTTCATTTACAATACCAAGTTTATGGCTTAAACCAAGTCCACAATCAGCTGCAAGAGTATGCTGGATATTACCAATCAATTGATTGTCTTCTTTCCATGCTAGCTTACAAAACTCATTGTCTCCACTGATACCAATTACATTTGCATGATCTACTAGGTTATCAAAACCTGCAATCTCTGTTGGACAGATAAACGTAAAGTCCTTTGGATAGAAGTAGACTACCGACCAATCATGTTTAAGTGGTGTATAACCTTCTTCAACTGTTACTCTCACAAATTCATTTTTTTCGTTAATTCCTTGCAGTGAGAATGCAGGGAATTTATCTCCTACTGATAACATATTTCCTCCTAGAATACTCTCATTAAAATACAGTCAGCATTTATTCTGCCTGTAGGGCTATCAATTTTAGTTGTTATTGTCTCCCATACCTTCTCAATTTGCTTTTCAGTCTTATTAAGAATGAGTGGTAGTATCTCATCAGGTTTACGTAATGTAGCCTGTTTCGAATCTTTATCAAAGTTTTTGATCGTGGTACCTGATATTTCAAATCCACTGACAGCTGAAGTCACATACTCGATAAGCTTTCTATTCTTAGTATTATAGACATATAGCTTATGTTTAGTTGGAATAAGTATAGGATTAATTGATGTCAATTTAGAATCAATATCCTCTTGACAATACTTAAGCTTAGCGACTTGAGTATCAGATGACTTAGGCTTTTTAGTCCTAGGTATACGAGTAGCTTTAAAAGAATCTCTTAATCGTTCAAGATCAGCAAACACATTTTCAAACTGATTCATGATCTTTTTCTTTTCGCCTTTTGAATAATGTGAATAAGCTTCTACACATTGATCGCATGTTCTTTCATAAGCTTCTTTGATTAATGTATACTCTTCTTCAAGCATACCTTTAAATATATTAATTGCATTACCTTTTAATCCATGTAGTTTAAATCGATTGTAAGCACTGAATTTCTTTGTAAAGTCTCCATTTAACCAGCCTTCAACAATATCTTCATCCCATTCAGCGTAAATAGTATCAAGTACTTTTAAACGAGTTCTTTCAGCTGGAGTTATAACTTTGACTTCAGCTTTTTTCTTTTCTTCAATCTTTTTAAGAGTAAGACCCTCTTTATAGAGTTCATCAATAAAGTTTTTACACATTTCAATTTTATCGTCTTCATATTGCCAGCCTCTATAATAGAGTTTGATAATCTTATTGACTTTCATGAACTTCCAATCTTTTAGTCTTTTAAGTACTGATATTTTCTTTTTATCGTATCCCATAACATCAGCGGCAAACTGATATGTTGTTGGCATATAATCTTTAGTCTTATAAAAGTAATTATACCAGTGAGCACCATGAGTCCAAGCTGAACTTGTAAATTCAGACTCTGCTGTATAAATTGGTTCTGGTCCAAGATATTTATCGTCTAAACTTGGTCCTCTTTTCTTTTTTCTAACTGCCATATTTCTCCTTAATCATGTTTATATATCTATTATATCATAGATCTTATCAAATGTAAACGATTATTTTTAATAAAGGTGGTCAAGACTCCGCGGGTGATAAGGAGTTGCGTTGATGAGCCCTGACCTTTGATTAATTAACTCCTACTTGGAATACAAAATTTTCTGCTGCATCTTCAGCATATGATTCGCTGTGAATACCCATTGGTGTGATCTCTTTTAATTTATCATTAATAAATTTTTCTACGCACCATACTCCGTCATTTCTTTGACAGACTTCAGCTCTAAATTCAGCACCATTAATCGTGTTCATATGTGTTGAATAATAGTCATAGGTATATCCACGTTCGATTAAAAGATCAATCTTTTTTTCCATATCGTCAAGCTTGATCATTACATCATCAAAATTATACATCGTCGTTGTTCTCCATAAATAAATAATATATTGCGCCAATAGCAAGTGCTGCCATGACAG